TGTTGTCATTTTTGTGCCTTTCTGTTTTCTGCCCTTGTGGGCATAGTTCCCTAGTCTGTCGTGAACAGTCGCCGACTAATCGGGCTAGGGATAGGGGGGCTATCGGGCTATCTCAACCCACACCCAAGTGTCGGCGTCGTCTCTATCCCATAGAGATGATGACACTAGACCGTAGTTCTGTCGGGGGCGTATGTGTCCCCTAACTTCTGTATCGGTCACGCTGTCCACCCATACCGTCATTGCCTCTCGGGGGTTGAGAGAGTGCCACCCTGTCACCTTGTAGCGTTTGCCCTGTTCCATTAGATAGCCCATTCCTCATTTGCGTAGCCGATAGCCGAAAAGAATCGGTCTCTACAAAATCGGGGATTGTCTGCCCGAAACATTGAGACAAGTTCCGTGGCTATTTCTGCCACAGTAGCCTTGTCTGCTCCTTGCTCTACCTGTTGGCGCAAGATTTGCGCCACTTTCTCATAATGTTTCCGTGTCACTTTCGTGGCCCTTTCTGTTGTGCGAGGCTTCGCCCCACTTGGTAATAACCACACTACACGCAACCGTTCCACAGTTCCACTATCAGGCCGAACCACCCCAAACCCGAAACCCTTACAAAATAAGGCTAAAAACCCTGTGACAAAAGTCACACCAAAAAACTTCCGAACAGTCACCGACTAAACCCCCCAAAAACAAACAGACACCGACTGTTCCAAACAGTCACCAACTGTTCCCCCAACAGCCAACGACTGCCCACGAACACACCCCGACTGCCCAACACAAATGAGAACCATTCCCAACAAGGCAGAACGCTAGCAAAATCACCCACGCTGCTAACAATAGCAAGCACTCCCCTCTATTTAGAAAAAATAGGTACCGTGCCCCTGTGATGTGGTCGCCCACAATGTTAGTTATGTAACTTTTCCCTGTGTTCCCTGCCTACCAGTAGGTAGTTGTACTGTACAAGTAACCGAACTGGGGGTGTGCCGAGCCACCCACCCCCCTGTATATAGTGATATGAGCGACAGATGTTTTCACTCTTTTTGTGGGTGTGTTGTTTGGTGTGGCTGTGTGTGGTTGGTTGGTCACGTAGAGTGGTTGTTTTACATTTGGTGGGAGGGCGAGGTAGTGGCTGGTCTTTTTGGTCAGCAGTATTTGTTTGGCAAAGAAAAAAGGGAAAAAAAGAAATCAGCAATCTTGATGTCGTGATGTCATACTGTCTTGCTATCTATGCCAACAACCCGATGCGTAGCGAGGGGCGTTAGCCGACGCTAGTCGGAACCAGTTTTGAACGCTAGGTGTCTAGTGGCTTCCCCCCACAGTTTAGGTATCAGAGTGATACCAGGGTCGCCGTAGCCAATTTGTTTTAGCCGACACCCGAAGTGTTCAATGAGATGACGTTCATTACGCTGCTTGAACCTCTTACACAATAGGGGTACAACCATCTTTTCCAGATGCACTTGATTGCAGGGTTCATCTACCCCAGTTCCCTGGTGTTCATTGCCCCGTACCATGCAAGCGGTATACAGCCGTGGGTGCCTTGTTGTCTCCCGACAATGTAGGTCTTGCTGTGTTGTGTCTACAACTATACACGTTCTCTGTTATGATAACAATTATGGTTGCAAAAAAAGTTTGGGATAAACCCAATCCGAAAAAGAAATCCACTCCGTTGACTTCTGCACAGAAATCTGATGCTAAGGCTCGTGCTAAGAAGGCTGGTCGCCCTTACCCGAATCTTGTTGATAATATGGCTGCATCCCGAAACAAAGGAAAGAAATAATGCCACAAGTAGGAAAAAAGAAATTCCCATATACCGATGCTGGAATGAAAGACGCTAAGATGGCTGCTAAGAAGTCAGGCAAAAAAATGAAGATGGCTCCTAAAAAGAAGAAGTAATGGCTATTGAATATCGTGGCGAAAAGTTCGCTGGATACAACAAACCAAAAAGAACACCTAACGCATCTAAATCTCACGCTGTTCTAGCGAAAGATGGTGACAAGGTGAAACTGATTCGTTTCGGTCAACAGGGTGTTCAGGGTTCTCCTGACGGGTCTGCCCGTAACAAAGCGTTCAAAGCCCGTCACGCATCTAACATTGCTAAAGGTAAAATGTCTGCTGCGTATTGGGCTAACAAAGTTAAGTGGTAAAATAAAAACTACTAATGGGAACTAAACGAGCAGTTCCATTACAAGACAAAGCAAAGTTTTTTGCGTTGATTGCTTCTGGAAGAAACATTAAAGATGCCTGTGCCGAAACAGGGGTTCATTACAACACTGGTTCTAGGTGGGTGAAGAAGGCTAAGGAGTTGGAGGCTTCCCGTAAGGAGGCTACCCATAGGGCTTCTTCTGGTGCTGGTTCTGGTGGTAGGCAGTCTGTGGCGCACCATAACTTTATGGATGCTATTGATTTGCCTTCTGCTATTCCTCACGACCAGTTGTGTGAAAATGCTTTGAGGGGTCTGGAAGATTTTGATTTTTTCCGTAAGCATTATTTGGGGCGTGTTCCTTCGCCGTGGCAGGTTGAGGCTGCTTTGACTTTGATTGAATTGTTGGAGTCGGAGGAAAAGGAATTTGTTGTTTTGAATGTGCCTCCTGGTGCTGGTAAGTCCACGTTGTTTCACGATGTTGCTGTGTGGGCGATTGTGCGTAATAGGCGTGTGCGTGTGATGATTGGGTCTGTTTCTCAGAATATGGCGAAGATGTACTCACGCCGTATCCGTGAAACACTTGAACGTGTTGCTGCCATAGAACCAGACCCGATGATGGTAGAAAAAGGTTTGGCTATAAACGCAGAAGGTTGCCTAACAATTGACTATGGCAGGTTCAAACCTGTAGACAAAGGTGCTTTGTGGCGAGCAGAAGAATTCGTTGTTGAACAACTAGATGGCAACGGGTTAGATAACAAGGAACCAACAGTTCGTGCGTATGGTATTGAAGCAGAATTCATTGGGCATCGTGCTGACCTGTGCTTATTTGATGACGTGTCTTCCCCTGATAACGCCCGTGAGTCTGTAGCCAGAGACAAACTGCTGGAAAGATGGGATGGGGTGGCTGAGGCTCGTTGCGACCCAGGTGGTTTGCTGGCTGTAATTGGGCAGCGTCTAGGTTCAGGCGACTTATACGCCCATTGCCTCGCCAAAGAAACGTACGACATTGAAGAAGATATGGCGTATGACGGTTCTAACGTGGAAACCCCTGAAGATGTAGATAATGGGCAACCTATTCGCCAGAAAAAGTACCGACATATTATTTATAAAGCGTATTATGAGGAACTGGACACAGGTAAAGAATCTCGTTCGTTTAAATCTTTGCCTTATCCTGATGGTCCTCTTTTAGACCCGAAGCGTTTACCGTGGAAAGACCTATCGTTTATCCGATACAACAAACCAGACGTATTCAAAGTTGTTTATCAACAAGAAGACTTGGATTTGGATTCCAGACTGGTAGATAGAACCTGGATTACAGGGGGCAAAGGTTTAGATGGGGTGGACTATATGGGTTGTATAGATAATGACCGTCAACCTGGCTATATTCCAGAGGGTTTGGCGCACCCGTGGGTATCTATCGTGGCTGTAGACCCATCCCCCACTATGTTCTGGGCGTTCGTATGGATTATTTACCAGCCGAACACCAATCTGTACCACGTTGTAGATATTGAACGAGTAAAACTGACAGCCGAAGAAGTGCTTGGATACGACACAGCCACCTCTACCTATAGTGGTTTGATGGATGACCTACAAAACCGTTCATACGATATGGGCTACCCCATTTCCCATTGGGTTGTAGAAATCAACGCTGCTCAACGGTTCCTTTTGGCACACGATTTTGTCCGTAGATGGCAACAATTGCACCGTGTCAACGTCATTCCCCATACCACCAGCCGAAATAAACTGGATGAAACATTGGGTGTGGAGGCTTTGCTGCCCCCTGTTATCAGGTCTGGTGCTTTACGTCTTCCTTCTATGAAGGGCAACTGGAAAACTCTTGCTGCTATGGATGAACTAACCAAGTGGACCCGTGACAAAAAGAACGGCACAGACATTGTTATGGCGTTATGGATGGCATTATTGAACCTGCCGAACCTCACACAAGCAAAGGCTCCTCCCCGTCAGTGGCGACCATCTTGGCTTTTAAATCGTTAGTCTGTGTTATTGTTGAATTGTCTAAGTCCAACTAAAGGTTGTAAATGAAATCTGTTGAAGAAATTGTTGCTCTATATAAAGAACGACTTGATGCACAAGGTCCAATCCTCAACCAAATGCGTGAAGTCCGTCAATTGGCGAATGGCGATGTCATTGTTCCCCTAAACGAATTAGACCGTAACACCCGTTCTTCAGTAGCAAACCTGCTTGTGCAGGGCTTAGACCAGATGAGTATGCGTGTTTCTTCCACTATGCCATCCCCGTATTTCCCTGCTTTGCGTGAAGGACAAGATAGAAGTATGAGATTGGCTCGTGACCGTAAACGAGCAATGCTTGCTATCTGGGATGACAACCGTATGAATATGAAGATGCGCCGTAGAGCACGTCATCTTCTTGCATACAGCAACTCCCCAGTTTTCATCAAACCTAACTTTGATAAGCGCATCCCTGAATGGCAGTTACGCAACCCACTTGATACCTTCCCTGCACCATCTGTAGATATTGACAATCCTGTACCAGATAACTGCATCTTCACATATGGTCGTACATATCGTTGGTTAACACAAAATTATGGTGACGCAATCAACGGTATTCTTCGTGTAGGCAACCCATCGTGGGACACAATGTTCAAAATCCTTGAATACGTTTGCGACAATGAAGTTGTGACGGTTGTTTTGGGTGCAGAAAAAACCATTGACCCTATGACTGGTGCCTACTCTATGGGTGCGCCAGCAGTAGAACTAGAACGTGTCATCAACAAAACAGGTATGCCGTTAGTTGTTGTCCCTCAACGCATCACCCTTGATAAACCACACGGACAGTTTGACGGTTTGCTTGGTATGTACTACACACGTGCCAGGTTGCAGGCTTTGACAGAGATTGCTATTGAGCGTGGCATTTTCCCTGATGAATACCTTGTAGCACGACAGGGTGACAACCCTGAAATTATCCAAATTGCTGATGGTAAAACAGGGCAACTTGGTGTTGTCAAAGGTGGCGACATTCAACAGTTGCAAACAAACCCTGGCTATAAAACTGATGTGGCTCTTGACCGTTTGGAACGCCAAGAACGTCTTGAAGGTGCTATCCCTGCCGAGTTCGGTGGCGAATCAGGCACAAACATCCGTACTGGTCGCCGTGGCGATTCAGTATTAGCAGCAACAGTTGACTTCCGTGTTCAGGAAGCCCAAGATATTTTTGCTTCATCAATGGTTCAAGAAGACAAAATTGCTATTGCCATTGAAAAAACATATTGGGGTAACAGTTCTAAATCGTTCTTTATCCCTGGTATGGGTGGGGGTGTCAAGGATTACACGCCAAATAAAATGTGGGAAACAGATTTCCATTATGTCTCATACTCGGCTGCTGGTTCAGATGTGAACAACTTGATTGTTGGTTTGGGTCAACGTCTTGGTACAGGTCTTATGTCTAAAGAATCTGCTCGTGAGGCTGACCCTCTTATTTCTGACCCAGAGTTGGAACGTGACCGTATCGTTGCCGAAGGTATTGAAGCAGCATTGTTGTCTTCTATTCAGACACAGGCAGCAGACCCTAATGGTCCTTATCAACCTGATGATTTGGCTTATGTTGCTGAACAGGTGCAATCAAACAAGATGAGTTTGCCTGAAGCAATTATGGCTGCACAGAAACGAGCGCAGGAACGTCAGGCTGCGATGGTTCCACAGGGCGCACCTGAAACTATGCCTGGTTTGTCTGCTCCTGGTATGGGTATGGAACAACCTGTTGCTGGTCCTTCTGGTCCTCCTTCTTTAGAATCACTTCTTGGACAACTTGGTGGTGGTGCTGGCGCATCTGCACAACCTCAATCTCCTGGTGGCGTTTTAAGTTTGGCTAACAGTCTTGGAGGGGCATAGTGGCTACTGATTATCCAAATCGTTCAGACCTCAGAAACCCTATGACACAAGCAAAATTTACTGGACAAACATATGGGCAGGCTTCGCAACAAGCACAGTCACAACAGGCTGTTCCTTCTGCTGCTTCCCCGACAGACAATGTTCCTGTTAGCCAGTCTGCACCTATGCCTGGACAAATCACTGATTTGACAGGAGTTACAGAACGCCCTAATGAGCCTATGACTGCTGGTATGGATTTTGGAGATGGACCTAACTCTGGTGTTTTTGGTGCAAGTATGCGACCAGACCCAGGTTCCAATATGGACCTTGCTGAACGAGTACGTGCTATTGCGTCTATATATCCCAACCCTGCGTTGCTTCAACTGTTGATGGATTTACAAGAATGAGAATAATCATTGCACGAAATGATGCTGCAATTGCAAATAAAGTTGTTGAAGAAAAATCACGGTTTGATTCTTACGCTTTAACTGCTACTCCAGAGTTGGCTGACCGTTTAGGTAAAGCAGTTACTGCATACAACTGGGTCAATCCAGGTATTGTGGCTGCTCACGTTTTGACAGGTAACGATGCTGTACTTGCACAGACAGCAACAAAGATTGGTGAGCAAGCATTTAAGGCTGGCATCACTCCTACTTCTAATCGCCCTAGTCGTATTTCTGCACAAGAACGTGCTGCTGCTACGCAACGTGCTATTGCTAAGGCTAACGCTGCGTCTGTTACACGACCTGTTGTTGCCCCTACTTCTCGCACGACACCTCCTAAAGAAGACGACAGCCGTGGCTTCTGGGGAAACGTCACTCACTACACTGGTCTCCAACAAGCATTTGATTGGATTACCCCAGAAAGCGTTGAAGATGTTGTAGGGGATGTTACTGGTGCAGCATATTCAGGCATTAAAGGTCTTGCTACTGGTTTCACTATGGGTGCAATGTTTGCGCCACAAATAATTCAAAACGAAATATTTGCTTTGGCTAACCAACTACCTTCTGGTCATTCATTCAAAACACAAAAAAATAAAAGTTTATTTGACCAGTTTGTTGTTGGACCTATAGCACAACAAACCTACTTTGGTCAATTCATCAACCAAAGCATCAAGGGTATTACCTCAGATGAAAAGGTAACAACAAAAGATATTGTTGGAACTGGATTTTTCCCAGGTGGTGCTGTTGTTGAAAAACAAGCCGAAGCAGCAAAGGCTTATCGCCCTTTGATTGGCGAACAAGAACTACCTATGACTCTTGGCAGGGCAGGTG